CGACTTTCGTCCGAGAATCACGCCCAGAGCCGGCCTATGGTTCTTGTCGCTTTGGCAAAAGTCTATAATGGGCAGAACTCTTACTGAGATTAAATCCGACCCGGCTGAAATACCGCATTTTGCGGAAGCCGTGTCGGATTTTCTCTTTAAGTACCTCGGCCCTGCGCTTTCCTCTGGCCACTGGTGCATATGCACCTCGCCGAAGCGAAGACATAAAGAGCGAAATTTTGCTTCGCTTATTTGCGAGCAGATAAGCGAAAAATTGCAAATCCCTTTTTATGAAGACGTCGCTTTTTGCCATTCTCGTCAGCGAATCAATGCGGTATTCACTCTAAACGTGCTTCCGGCTGAGCCTAATATCATCGTCTTTGATGACTTTGTTACCACCGGATCTACTCTGCGCGGTATGCACGAACTTTTACTGAAACATGGCAAAAACACCCTGTTTATTGCCGGTATCAACAATAAATTATGATTGACCTCGAACTCACTCCCAAAATAAAGGAATGGCTTGAAACAGAGCCGTCGCAGCGCAATCTTAACGAAGGTGCTGACCTCCTGCTCCGTGTGACCAGGAATAAAATTCTCTATGCCAACATCACGCGCAACATTGCTCGTCATGCCGGCACTATCGAATATCATCTCAATAAAATCTACAAGGCTCGCCTCGTCGACATCACTCACGAGCAAGTCCGCTCGATGATGTCTGATGTCAACGCCATTGTTCAGGCGCGCGGCCTTGACAATCCTGATGGAGCCTCAAAACGTACTGACCTGCAGCGCGGCAAGAGAGCTGACCATGACCAACTGCCCGATGAAATCAAACAGCTTTACGTCGAAAACGCCGATATTCTCCGCAAAATGCGTGAATGTCACGTCCGGCTCCGCATGATTACCCCTGAAACATCTACTTGCCCGGATTCTGACCGATTCCCCTGGGCTAAGGAAATCATCGCCCTCGATACGCTCTACCGTGAGAACTGGAATCGCTACGACAATTATGTCAAGGGTACGCCCGCGGCTGCTGTGCAACTCGTCACGGACTCACGCTCTGACTCGCGCAATGCTGCCCGTGTCATTCATTTGCTCCTCGGCAAATACGCCGCCAATCCCGATGACGCGCTGGCTGAGCGCATACGCGATACGTATGCCCGTATTGCCTCGCCAACCGTGGCTATCCGTGAAAAAATGACCGCAGCCGGACTGCTCTGATGAACCGCTCCACCTCTATAACCGATATTCTGTCGCCACTCGCCGACAAAGGTTATCAGGCTTATTTGAGCAATGCCCTCCAAGTGGCCGACATTCTCAAATGGACGCTCTCGCAGACCGGCCCCGCCGACGTGCAGATGACCTCCTTCTCAATTTCTGAAGAATTTCTCCGACGGATATTCTTCATTGAGAAGGAGGGCCTTGTGCGCTCTCTGGATATTGTCCTTGACTTCAAGGCCACTAACAAGACCCTCAAACTGTGGCCGTTCATAGCGCAGACTGTCGAGAACTGCTACCTCTCAGACAATCACTCGAAAATCTTGCTCGTGTCAAATGAGGAGTGGAAGGTGGCTGTGGTCATGTCGCAGAACCTAACTCGCGGCAATCGCTATGAGTCTGGTTTCATTACCACAGACGCCTCAGTCTTTGACAGCCTCCACCAACAGCTCGATTATGTAATAACCCGTCAATCCGTGCCATTTCATGATATATTCAGCAGAACAGTTGACTACCATTGAACAGATGGCAGCTCTCTACATCACGCCTACCGAAATCGCCATTACTCTTGACCTCCCTGAAGAAGAATTCAAGAGCGACATTGCGATGGCCGACTCGCCGGCCCGAAAGGCTTATCTGCGAGGCAAACTCTCGCAGAAAATTGAAATCCGCAAGCAGATGGCAATGCTCGCCCGTGTCGGCTCACCCGCAGCTCTGGAAATGTCAGAGCGTGCCCTGCTCGACATGGAAGACGACGAGTAGAATCTTATCCTCTTTCCTCTATGGCAAATCTCCTCTCTCCACTTGAGGCTTGCAAGATCGACCTCTTTGCCGCCGAAGACGAGCTGCGCGAAAAATACCCGCTCGCCCTCGCTGAGCGCGTTCTGCGCCTCCGCGAGATGTATAACTATTGGCTCGCGAATCCCTCAATGAAAGAACGCCAGTTGCGCGACACCCTCATGTCGAGATATGATGTCTCGCAGTCGACGGCCTATTCTGATATAAATATAATTCATCAGCTCGTGCCTCTGCTCTCGCAGAAATCTCGCGATTTCCACAGGTCTCGAGCAAATGAGATGTTCCTTGAAACATATGCGATGGCTAAGGCCCGCAAGGATACAAAGACTATGGAGCGTGTCGCGGCTTCTTATGCAAAGTATAACCGCGTTGACATGGAGGATGAAATGACAATGCCTTACGACGAGATTGTCATTCAGCCGTTCTGCGCCACTCTCGATGTCCGCGTCCTCGGTCTCGAACCTATCCCGGACGCATACAACTACATCGCCAGACTCACGAAGGAGCTTTCACGCGATTTCCGTGACATCGTCGATGTGGAATTTGAAGAGCCTGACCTCGAAGAACAACAACTTTTCGCACCTCTCTCCGATGGAACAGATCAACCCCAAGGCTAAACCAACATACTTCAACCGCCCGCAGATGATGGCCCAGCTTGTAGCTGCGAGAACTACTGTTATCGTAGCCGGGCGTCGTACTGGTAAAACCGACTCCATAGCGGCCCCCTACGCCCTAAAAATGATGCAGCGCATGCCAGGTTCTTCGGGCGGTATCGTGGTGCCTACATTCAAGCATGGCCTCACAAACACACTTCCTGCTCTTTTTGCTGCATGGGCGAGGTGGGGCTATAAAAAAGGTATTCACTACGTTGTAGGCCGTCGTCCTCCAAAGTCATTTGCCACTCCTATTATCGAGCCGCACCAGTGGGAAAATGTAATTTCTTTCTATAATGGCTCTGTGGCTATTATGATTTCTCAGGATCGTGCAGGTTCTTCAAACGGTCTCACACTCTCTTGGCTCCTTATAGACGAGGCAAAGTTCATTGACCCGGTCGCTCTCCATGAGGAAACATTCCCCGCCAATGGTGGTATAAAGACCCACTTCTCACGCCATTCTTTTAACCATGCTGTCCTAATTATTTCCGACATGCCGCAAAGTAAAAAAGGGTCATGGTTCCTCGAATACGAGAAAGCGATGGATCCGAAAATCATCAAGGCTATCGAGGCCGGCGTGTATGAACAATGGCGTCAAAAGCAGAAAATACTCGAGCTTCGGAAAAAAGGTATAGAGCCGCCTGCTTATCTCCGTGGACATCTCCGTCGCCTTGACGCTAACATCAATAAACTCCGTTCAATAGCCACTTACTACCGGGAATATTCTTCGGTCGAAAACGTGCAGCTCCTGGGCGAGCAATACCTACGAGATATGAAACGTGACCTCACACCACTCACGTTTCAGACATCTATCATGTGTCAGAAAATCGGTATCGCTCGTGACGGTTTTTATTCCTCGATGAAAGAGGGCCACAAGTATAACGATAGCGATTTTGAGTACCTTGACCATATCGGCTTCGACTTCCAACCCGAAGCCCTTAACTGCCGCGCTGACCGCGATCTCGACAGATACCGCCCTATTTGTATCGGTATGGACTACAATGCCAATATTAACTGGATTGTAGCCGGTCAGCCTGACGAGCGTCTTGGCCGCCTCAATGTCCTCAAATCGTTCTATGTGAAGTATGAGCGTAAAATTCCCGCTCTCGTCGCCGAGTTCTGCCAATATTACGCTCACCACAAGCAGAAAACGGTCGTGTTTTACTATGACACTACCGCTCTCGGCTCTAACTATGCGGTCAACTCTGTCGACTTCCGTCATACTATCATCAACGAGTTCCGCAAGCATGGCTGGCACGTTGTCGCTACGCCGCTCGGTAACCCTATGCGGCATGAAGAAAAATATCATCTTATAAACCACGGTTTCGCCGGACTTAATCGTCTCACTCCATATTTCAACCGTCAGAATAACGATGATCTTATTCTCGCTATTCAATCGGCCGGCGTAACTCGCGGCCGTAACGGTTTCCATAAAGACAAGTCGGGTGAAAAGCTGGCCGAGACGGAAGATGACCGCCTCGAATTACGCACTGATGGAACGGACGCTTTTGACACCCTATACATCGGCTGTGAGAATTTCCCCTATTTCGGCTCTTCTGCCGTCGACGTGTCAGGCGTCATGTAGTCTTTCTTGTCTTTTACTGTACATTCGTGCGTCCGTACCTTTGCAACACAATCAATCCTCTCCGCAATGAAAAAGTCAACTATTCAAACTCATCGCCACATTCTCGGCATTATCCTCATTATTGTGGCAATTTTCCTTATCCTATATGATTTCTTCAGCCCGCCGGTTGGAGAGATCAGCAACGTCACTCTTATTCTTTTTGCAAAGATTATCGCCATTGCCGGCTCTCTTATGAATATCAACATTAAAAAAATTTCTGACGAAGCTACTGACTGAAAGCCTAATCGCTCATCTTAAAATCTACATTCGCAATGAAACCGTTTGAAATCCGCCTCGCCAAGCAACATCGCAATAACGCGCAGCACGTCAAAAATCTCCGTGCTTTCTGCGAGGATCAGAGCCGATTTAACCGGCTCGACCCCGAAGACCAGTCTCTAATCCTCATGCAGCTCGACCATCAGGCTTGCCTCGACACTATACTCGAAGCTCGTATGCGTCGGCTCAATCTCCCCGTATAATGCAAACTCTCCGTTTAGGCAGTCGCGGCCGGGGCGGCCGCGGCCTGCCACAGGCTCTCGCCCCCCATGTG